CACGACTGTAAATATCGTATAGGTACTACAGGCACATTAGATGGCACAGAGGTCCATCGTTTAATATTAGAGGGATTGTTTTCTGTACACGAACAAGTGACAACAACCTCTCAACTTATAGAAGATAAACAATTATCAAATCTCCATATCTATTGTTTGGTTATGGAACATATGAAACACCAAAGAATACGGAGAGAGTATCAGGCAGAGATAGATTTTCTATCACAATATGAACCGAGAAACGAATTCATATACAAATTAGCTAATACAGAGGAAGGGAATACTTTAATTCTTTGTCGTTATATTGTACAACTACAACGATTGCAGGAGTTATTAAAAAACACTGATAGAGATGTATATCTGGTCTACGGTAAGACACCCACAGAGGATCGTGAGTTAGTTAGGAAGTATGTAGAGGATGGGAAAGATGCTATTATACTTGCATCGTATGGTGTATTCTCAACAGGCATCAATATAAAGAGACTACACAACATTATATTTGCTAGTCCATACAAATCTCAAATCAAAGTTCTCCAAAGTATTGGGAGAGGACTGAGAGTAGCAGACGATAAAGATGAGTTGAAAATCTTTGATATCGCTGATGATATGTCTATCCCAAGAGGTAAACCTAACTATACTCTAAAACACCTAAAGGAGAGGATAGAGATTTATAACGGTGAGGGATTTCACTACGATATCGTCCCTGTGAAACTCAAGGAAGATAAATAATAAACATGGAAAGTCCAGAAAACTCTGAATATAAAGTACTCAAGCTTGTAGACGGTGCAGATGTTATCTGTAAAGTCGTGGAGGAATATGCTGATGCTCTAATGATAGAGAGGCCTTTCTCTGTAAAAACAACTCAACACTTTGACCAAGAACAACAACAGATGGTTGACCATACTGGGTTCGGCAGGTGGATGAACTTTACTAATGATAGGGAGTTTGTTGTATTTAAGAAGCGTATACTCAGTATGGGTAATTTAGCTCCGGAAGTAAGATTCTATTACAAACACCTTGTTAGTAAACTAATGATAGAGGAACAGAATCAGATACAGACTGAGGAGGAAGCCTTAGCTAAAATGAAGCATCTTCAAGAAGCAGTTGCTGAATTATCTACTGATGAATCCAATCTATCTGAACTCCAATCTGCACTTGGTAAGATTACTGAGGATGATGATAGATTTGATAATGATACTAATGTATTGTACTTCCGTCCTTCTAATAAAGATAAATTACATTAAGTTTTTTTAATACACCCTACACACTACATTATACAGAAAGGTTATTTGAATGTCAAGTGGTTTTGATAAAAAAATTGTAAGTATTACGGATATAATTGAAAATAAAGTTCGTAAGCAAAAAGAGTTAGAGTATTATGATGCTCAGTTGGAAGAATTGAATCGAAAGAAGTTTTGGATTGAAAAAGAAATACAGATGGCCGAGTTTATTATTGCGGCAGTTAACCACGAAATAACACCTAAAGCATTTATTCAAGCTTTAATTGCGAATGAACTTGACAAGATAGAATAAACCGTATATAATAATAAATGTCTAAAGCAAAATAGGACATTTATGTTATGAGTAGAAAATATGTATATCTGGCTGGCCCAATTGCTGGCTTAACAGAAGATGAAGCAACAGGATGGCGTGACTATGTAAGACAAGCATTGCCATATCGTATTGAAGGTATATCCCCTTTAAGATGTGAACCATTAAAGAAAGGTATGACTTATACTGAACCTGGAGCTGTTGATAAAATGTGGAGTGACCCACGTGCTATCAATGCCAAGAACTGGCTTGATACAGAGTCCAGTGATTTAGTGTTGGCTTATCTTCCCAAAGAAATGAATGACCGCAGGCCCAGTATTGGGACTATCATAGAGATAGGTTGGAGTATTGGTTTGAAAAAACCGTTGATAGTTGTTTCGGACGATGAACAAATAATGGATCACCCACTAATCGAATGTAATGCCGCTTGGCGTTTTAAAACTCTGGACGAGGCTATAGAAGTCATCATAGGTTTATTCGGTGATTATGTGGGATAGGAGATTTCCCAATGGCCACACTCGCAGAGAAGAAAAAGAAGCCACATTATGTGAACAATAAACAGTTTTTGCAGGCAATGATTGAGTTTAAACAAGCAGTAGCAGATGCAGAAGCAGCAGGAGAACCCAAACCAAGGGTTCCTAACTATATTGGAGAATGTTTCTTAAAGATAGCAAATCATCTATCATATCGCCCTAACTTTATCAACTATACTTATAAGGAAGAAATGATATCTGACGGTATTGAGAATTGTTTACAATATATAAATAATTTCAATCCAGAAAAGTCAAACAATCCGTTTGCTTATTTCACGCAGATAATTTATTTTGCATTTATTCGTAGAATAACCAAAGAAAAGAAACAATCTAAAATAAAAGATAAACTATTGAAACGTTCAAATATAGAAGAAATGATTGTTGTGCAAGACCACGATGAAGCGAGTCTATATCAACAGCAATATGATGAGTTTATAGAAAAATATAGCTTCTCGGATGATTCAGATTGAAGAAAGAGAAAGAAAATATGAGTAATATAATGGAGTGGGAACACGAAGGTAAGAAGATGAGAACCGATTTGGACTTATGTAATGAAGAAGCACTATCGGCGTTGAGATATTTGTGGGAACAAGAAGATGGTGATCCTCTTTTTGATTATACGGCATCAATCCATTCTCTATTTTGCCATTGTGTAGATATACTAACCCATAGTGGTTGGGATGAGCAAGAATTGATGAAAGAGATTGTAATTCATAGTGCTGATAATACTGGTAGAGGAAATAACTAATGCCGACCGGAGTATATGAAAGAAAACCAGGACACGGTTTGAAGATGAGAAATCAATTCAACTTTGTTCCTGGTGTAAGACAGAAAGCAAAAGAAGAAGGTCTAACTACTTATGAAGGAAGTCCTTGTAAAAACTGCGGGTCAATATTAAAATATAGTTGTAATTCTGGATGCGTTGATTGTTTATCAGGAAAAGAAAACAGAGCAAAGATGAGTGTAGTTTCTGCGAGATATCGTGTTAGAAGGACAAATCAAATGCCTCCTGATGCTGATAACAAACTGATAAAGGTATTTTATGAAGAAGCGCAACGACTAACAGAAGAAACAGGCATTATACACAATGTGGATCACATCAAACCAGTATCAAAAGGTGGATTACATCACCAAGATAACTTACAAGTAATAACGAAAACAGAGAATTTGAAAAAAGGCAGTAAATATGAAGATAGCACTAATCACGGACAGTCATTTTGGAGCAAAAAATGATAATATTCAATTTGCGACCTTCCAACGAAAATTCTACGAGAGTTGCTTTTTCCCAATTTGTAGAAGGGAAAAGATTAATGCGGTTGTTCATCTTGGCGATTGCTTTGACCGCCGTCGGTATACTAATTTTCATACCTTAAAATTAGCCAAGGATATGTTTTTTGATCCCATAGCAGAATTGGGTGTTGACTTACATATGCTGTTAGGTAACCACGATTGTTATTTCAAGAATAACAATGATATCAATTCAGTAGGACTGACATTAGGGGAATATCCTATACATCTATATAAAGACACTCCCGAGATTGTAAACTTTGATGGACTTGATATATTGATGATACCCTGGATATGTCCTGAGAAGTATAACGAGAGTATTCGTAAGATACAAAAATCTAAAGCACAGTTTGCTTTTGGACACCTACCTCTAAACGGTAGTGAAATGATCCCAGGGTTTTATTGTGAAGATGGAATCTCCAGAGATATATTCAAACAATACGAAAGAGTATTCTCCGGACATTTTCATCAACAGCAAGACGATGGACAGATACGATATCTAGGAGCACCATACGAGATAACTTGGTCAGATTATAATAGTGCCAAGGGGTTTCACATCCTAGATACAGAAACAAGAGAGTTGGAGTTTTTTCAGAATCCCAATCGACTATTCAAAAAAATATTCTATGATGATACTAAAGAAGATATGGTCAATATGGATATTTCAGAATATGAAAAAACTTATGTAAAGTTATTCGTTGTAAACAAAACAGATTTTTATAACTTTGATAGGTTTGTGGATCGTTGTTATACTGAAGGTAACTTCCACGAATTGAAAATCGTAGAAGATTTCTCTGACCTTGACCACGAAAATCTTACTGAGGAACATTTTGAAGAAATGGAAGACACTATGAGTTTACTACAGAGATATGTAGATGAGATTGATAGTCAAGGACTAAACAAAAACAAATTGAATAACCTTCTAAAAACACTATATGTGGAAGCGAATGAGGTAGAATAACATCATTATTTTTGAAAAGGTGCAATATAAGAATTTTCTCAGCACCGGAAATACCCCAACAGAAATACTCTTAAACAAATATTCGACTACACTAGTTACTGGTGAAAATGGGTCAGGTAAGTCAACTATGCTTGATGCGTTGTGTTTTGGTTTGTTTGGTAAGGCGTTTCGTAACATCAAAAAAGACCAACTGGTAAATTCAGTAAATGAACGGGATTGTGTTGTTGAAGTTTTTTTCAGTATTGGTAGAAAGAAGTATCATATCAAACGAAGTATAAAACCTACTCGTTTTGAAATTTATCAAAATGGTAGGTTGTTGAATCAGGATGCCTCTGTAAGAGATTATCAAAAACAGTTAG